CATAATGACGTGAACATCTGTAACGACCATCTTTTCCTGAATAACGGTATCAAGGTTTGCACCTGCACCTGCGGCGGTTACAAGTTCAAGCATGATAGGAACATATTGTGTTCCGCTTGTAGTAACTGCCGTGCGAGGTTTGATGGATGCTTCTAGCAATAGCGAATCGTCTTTGAGGTATTTGTCCTCAACAAAGTCTTGCATTTTTCGATTTTGTGCCATATCATTCACTCTCCTGTTTTTTTACCTCGGAGAATGACCTCACGAACGGACACCCGTAATCTTGTAAATGCGGTTTGACTTCTGATCGCCAGCAGTTGCACCGGAATCCTGATGCTCATGGATAACGCTTCCGTAGTAGGAAGTAAGTAGCCATGAAAAACCGACACCTTCGATTCGTGTCAATTCAGTTTCCATGTAACCGGGACCGTTGTATTGGAGGAACTCTCCTGTTTCGCCACCGGGAATCATCAAGATTGCATCGTTACCGAGTGCGCTGGAACTTCCATAGTCACGAGTGTAGAAAATCGACAAGTTGCCGATTCGACCCATGTGGTCGCTTAGGGACTCAACGACGTTTCCGTATAGTTGAGTGTTTAGCATAGCACTTCGCTTGTCTGCTGGTAGAACAAGGGCTAGTGCCTCGTTACCGCTTACACGAGCGTTTGCGAAGATACTGTCCATACCTGCAAGCAAATCGGATTCTTCATCTGCGGTTGCGCTACCGAATACTGCGGTTGCGGCGGCAGTCTGACGGAATCCAGCCTTAATGTCGGTTAGAATCTTGTTGTCAATCTTGTTTGCACGAGCGGTTACGATAGCCAACTGTTGGCGATCCATACCATCCCATGTTTCACCACGGAGGCTTGTGCTATCTAGGAAAACACATCGGCCTTGACCCTTTCGTAGCACAACATCGTATGAGGATGTACCAATCTTGGTTGGGTCAACAACTGCGTTGTCATCCAATGGGTAACTGAAAGTACCCTCAACACCTGTGTACCACTTGTAAGTCATCCACGGCACAGTCCTGACACCCAAAAGGCTTGTTCCAATAGCAATCGTGTTTGATTGTAGTTGGATAAAGTCTCGGAGAGTCTGCTGAAGTACAACATCACCCTTGCCGAATGGCCCGGCTGCGGCTTCTACGTTCATAATTTCTTCTAATGTTTGGTTTGACATATTTATTCCCCCTATCAAGCAATCTCCGCGCCGTGTGTTGCGACAGGAATTAGATCACCGTTGGCAGTAGTCGTAACTCCTTCCCCAACATATAGTCCAATCTTCTTTGCGGATGATCCGGATGCAGTAGTAGCAAGTCCGGCGTTAGTTGCGTAAACAGTTGCGCCGGTAGTCCATGTTTGTCCGGTTGTAGCGGCAACCATTAGGACGGCACCCATTGGGTATGCTGATACAGTCGCGCCGGTTGTTTCAAGTGCGCCAGCGGAATCTCGTGAAGATTCATCTGCGCTAACGTGCGTTGCGATTACACCAACCTCACTCAATTTGAGTCGGTTGTTAGTGCTATCAAAAGTCAATAGGTAGCCAACACCGGCTACGGTGTCGGTCCCATCCATATCATAGTTTCGTGGCTCATTAAATGCTGGCATTCTAAATCATCTCCTTGATTTCAGCGAACATACCTGCTCGCAAGTCCTTTTCAACGGACGAAAGAGTGCGGTTCCATGCGGAAGCCCAAGCATTGTAGGCTCGCTCGTATAGATCCTCTCTTGTTTCGACTTTAACGCCGTTGAAATAGTTTGCTACGACTGCATGGTTTTCACTTGCTTCGACAGGAACCTCTGTTGGTTCTGTGGTTGCAGGTGTAGCGGCCTCAAAAGTAGGTCGGCTATCTTCCCATGATGCAATCATAGTGTTCAATGTATCTGCACCGAAGTCCTCATGGCCCTTTAGTCCCAACTCGGACGCCTTCTCTACAAGAGCAACGCGCTCTTCTTCGGCGCGAGCGGCTTCTTGAGCCTCAAACTCTGCAATAGCGGCTTCACGAAGAACTGCTTCAGCCTTGAGTGACTCGATTTCCGCTACAAGATGTGCGGAAGTATCTTCCTCAATTTCGTTCTGATTTTCTTCTGACATTTCTAGTGTCTCCTTACGGTGATTGTCGTTAGAGTCCGTCTGATACTTAAACGTATCTTCGTTTTCATCTTCTGCGACAAGTGGTTGCGCTTCAGGGGCCATAACGACATCCCTTATTCTATGCGCGAGTAATTCTGCAACTTGTTCCAACTCTGCATACTTCTTCTTCTTCTTCTTTTTCGCAGACTCAATGTTTGCGCGTGGGTATGCAGGTCTGTGGACAATAGCCAAATGGTCAAATGTAAAATCTGTTCCGAATACGATGCCTTCTTCGCTTTCCATATCAGGAACGCCGTAACCACCGATCGAAACTCCATAGTCTCCACGAGTCCAAAGGCCGGATTCAAGAGCGTCGAATAATTCTGTGCGCACGACATGTGCGATATACCGGACATTCCAACCACCGGGGACATCTTCAACCCATGCTTCTTTGATTGTTCCGACTACTGCTTCTTCAACGCCACCATCCATGTTACGCGAAAAGCCATGTCCATCAGGCTTAGGGTGTTTTAGTGTAAGATCTGCACCGACCATTTGGTCAACTACATTCTGAACACCGGCTCTTGAAATAGCCCAATTGTTCTTGTTAAATCCTTCGTGGAATGCAATTCCTCGGATTTCGATAATAGTGGTGCCTGATTCGGCTTCAACTAAGGCCGTAGCATTGTCAATATCCAAATCCATAGTAACATGTTGAGCCGCCGGTCGTTCAACAGGTGTCATTGACTCTTGCGGAATAGTCTCGGCCTGTTCGATCTTCTCATCAGTCCATGAATTACAGACCTTTTGGGATTCGACATTTGCTTCAAACTTTTCGCAATATAGCCCACCATTTTCGTGATTGGCAATTACACAATTACCGCAATTCTCCTCGCCGCCACTATCCCGATAATTTTCGGGAAGATCTGCTTCTACTGACATAGATTCATCAGACATAACCAATTGCACATCTTGTCTGACTTATGAAGGTTACTTCTTGAGTTTGATACGCTTCAAGTCGTCCTCGGTCTTGGATATACGACGCATGGCTTCCACACGCTCTTCTTGTTCAGCATTCCATCGGTCGAAGAATCGGGAGATTGCCATGTAGGATGGCCCGCTCAAAATACCGAGAACGGCGATATACGATTCAATATCCTCGCGCACTTCAGGATTCACGAATGCCTGATTGATGAGTTGATAGGATAGGATAAAGAAGATGAATACCATTGGTAGCGATACTACTGCCACGAAAATATCGTTAAGCGTAATTCTTACATCCCAATTGCCATTATCCTTCATAATATCACCTGTAAATGAACATAGGTAATGTCGCTAATGCGACATATAGGTCTTTCTCCATAATATCAGAGACTTCATCATAGTGGGTAATTTCCACACCACCTTGTTTTGTTACCTGATATTTCAAAATACCCATGTCTGTATTTTCTATTGGGTTAGCAAGAGTAACTTTTGGTTTCTCTTTCAAATGCTCATTCCGATCAGATAATAACTGACTATACAGACCAAGCCCTCTGTATTTTGGAGAAATGTAAGTGTTACCTACAAAATAAAACTTGCCCATATCAGAAAACGAAGTATAACCAATAATTTCAGGATAGATTGCGCCTACAAGATAAGTCACAGGTGGTATTACAGATGGGTAGCCCTTTTGGATAGGGTTTCGTGTATCAATGAAATTAGTTTCAGACAGAAAGGTTATCATACTCATACCCTCCCATACGGCAACTATCACACCAATCTTTTTTGTCACTAGATCTTTGTTGGCAAACTAATGTGGATAATCCTTCTTTGACAATCTCACACATTACTCATCCCTCATCTTCAATTGAACGTCACGCCAAATCAATTCACTAATCATTTCACCATCTTCGTTAATTAAGTAGGCGTAAATGTCGTATGAACCATTTTCAAAGTTACTAAGATACACTGTTCGGCTATCCCAATCTTGATAGGTAGTGTTGTAAATATCTGAAGTCCAATTGTAAGGAGAGACACCATGCCCGCTTCCATTCACATAAGCAAGGAATTGAACTTCCACATTCTGTGTCTCATCACATGAAATATCTACATCGTAAGTGAATTGAATACCTGTTGTGTTATTGTCGGTGTAAGATACTTGGTAGTCGTAGTATTCCGGCTCACATTCCGGTGGATATGTGCATGACCCATCATCTTCTTCAGCCTCGTCGTCATAGTTTTCGGCTTCAGGATCGGTGCAACCCTCAATAGGTTCAGGCTCGTCGTTTTGTAAGATGATAGCGGGGAACGTTTCATCATCCATCAGTTCACCTTCGGGATAGTATGCACGTATTCGTACGACCCACTCACCATCTTCTAAATCACTCCAATACTCTTCGACGTGTCCTGTATCGCCCGCGTATTCTTCAGTATGTCGGTCTAAGTGTGGTTGGTGTTCTCCGTCATGTTGAACAGACCACCATAGCCCAATGTCATCTTCAAAGTGACCTTCAACGACAAGATACATTTCCATTTTCATATCGCCATCGGGTGTAAGTGAGGATTCCATCTGTGTAATATCTACACTCGGTTCAACGTGGTGCGGATAGTCACAAGATCCATCATCCACCTCTGCCGTTTCATCGTAGTTTAGTGCGTTGTAATCTGTGCATCCCAAACGAGGTATATGTGGATAGTTAGGCTCATTATTATCTTGCCAAAACCACTCGTCATCGTCACCGTCACCTGCGGGTGTAACATCAATGAACCCTCCGAGTTCCAAACCGCTACCTGCGATAAGAACAAGGATTGGGATAATAGCAGTTAGGAGTTTCTGTAACTTCTGTGCGGTTTCTGTGGCACGTTCAATAACGTCTTGAGTTTCACCGTTTGATTCGATAAGTCTTTCAGTCGAACCTAGAAGATGACTATTATTCAGTAACCCATCATCTGCTAGATCTTTAGCAATATCTTCGTGGCTTCGACCCGATTCTAATGCTCGCTTAATTGCCTCTTCATTCCCATCACTCATCGTCACCACCCTTTGTATTACCTGTGTCCTCTTGTTCGTTCTCTCTCGGCAATTCACCTACGTCTTGTTCGTTTAATGAATCTTGCTTCCTCTCGTCCCCATCAGGGACAGGTGGGAAGCCCAAAATATCAAGGGACTGATTCAAAGTGAGAATACCACCGCCATAACCCATGACGGCTCTTCGCATTTTTTCAAATCGGGACTCATCTTCCATTGGGTTGAACACTAATCGAGGTATTTGCCTCTGTTCTACTTTGATGCCCTTAAGATCAAGATGACGCATGAATAAATCAAGCATTGCTTGTTCAACAACACTTTGTAGACGCTTAATTGCTGAAACAGACCACATATTTGCGTTGAAAGTTGCGGCGAAGGTTGAGCCACGTTCTTGACCTGCCGCCACACGCGGAACATTTAGAACCGCCGCAATATCGGCGTTAACACTGTCAAGGAATCCTGAATTATCAGGAATTGAGTTTTTCAAATCAACGTGGTGCATTTCAACGTAGTGGGGTAGGATTGGGATTTGGTCGCCACGTAGCCCCTCAAGTAGTTTTGCTACCTCATCCATAATGTGGACAAGTCTTTCACGTTGTTCATTCGGATCGACAATGTGTTCAACTGCCGCTTGGTCAATTGTAACGAATTGTTTTGTCAAACTATCTTCAAGAGCCGTTCTATTGTTGATACTGTTATACTTTGCTCGGATTGGTTGCTTTAGACTGCTAAATCGGGATGCGCCCCAAATACCGTAAGTCCATCGGAGTTTTTTGTCCTTGTACCAATTAGAGCGATAATCAATCTTTACATGGAGGATTTCATTTGCTGGGAATGCCATAGGGTCGCGCTTACCCTCACGAAGCCAATACCAACGAGGGTCGATAACAGGATTGTCCTGATCGGCTTGGAATGGTGGGTTTCGCTCATCAACAATTGTAATTTGGGTGATGGGAAGACTTTGGACTGCGCTAATACCTATTCCGGCTTTACCGACCAATTTGTTTACGTCATTTCCATAAACCATCAAGTTTCGCATACAGTTGATTAGGATGTCATCAAAATCAAGATTTTCTACTAATTCACGAATAGCGTTGCGAACAGTCTCGTTTTTTCCGGGCCGATAGTCAATATCCCAATTATTTGCAGTTAGGCTGACAGATCTTACTGCGCCGTTCAATTCAGGGTCGAATCTGACCATATCATCATAGAGGTCGAATACTGTGTCATAGTGAGCATCCTTTCGCATATCCTCTGTATCATCAATGATTGCAGGGATTCCTGTTGCGGCGGCGAATGGGCCACGCATCATTCCTTTGTTTGAGTTTGTAGCGGTAGCCACAGGATAAAATCGGTTTTTACCGACTGAACAAGTTCTTGCGTTGTGTCCTGTTTGACCACAGTTTGAGCATGTTTGGGCCATGTTTGTAAGAAACGTGGGCTGATATTTAACTCATCCCCCAAAAGTCACAAAACGTCCGGGCCTTCTGCCACCTTTTTTTGACTTTTCTCCACCCCAACTATTCATCGTGGTTGTGCGTGATGCGAAAATTGCCCCACCCTCTTTGAATGAAAACTGATCGACTGCGTGAGCCAAAGCCATTGTAGTATCGTTGTGTCGGCCAATATCTGTGATTTCACCTTCTTTCCAAACGTGATTCTCTAATTCTTCAAGAATGATTTCCATTACTTTACGAGTTTTGTCATCTCCGTATGGGAATTGTATTTTCTCTTGTTCAAACCAAACACGAAGGCGATTTAGGAGACCTTGCTTCAATCCTTTGTTGCTAACCTTGCTAGGCTTGAAATCCACGACTGAATCACGCTGATTGATTAGTTGCTCGTATAATCTTTGGAAACCTACATCTTCAGAAGCAAATGCGGGCATTTTGTAAGCGTGATTCCAGCGTAAGATCTCATCAACTTGTTTTGCGGGTGGAAAATCGTTACGACGCCACATATTCACAACATGTAGAATACCATCTTCATCTTGCCTAACTACAATCATTACAGAGTAGTCCTGTTTGAGACCATGTGCAGGGTCAAATCCGATCGCATACTTACCACTATGCACTTTTTCGGGTTCTATCAGATTTTCCATTGACAGATTTTTACGAATTAAGTTTCGGGGATATACCTGCGCATCATCATCAACTACTTTGCACAAGTATTCTTGCACAAACGCTAAATCACCCATAGCATCCCGTTGTTCTAAGATAAACTTCTTTGAACGATGTTCAGGCCATAAACACTCTAACTCTATGTTGTCAGGATCCGATTTCCATTCATCCCAATTAGGAAAAGCAGACCAAACTCCTGATTTCCATTGGTCGTTAGTTAGCATTTCAGTATGGTAAATATCTGTTTTCGCCATAGGTGTTCCAACACAATAGAAGTCAGTCCCCGGACTTAGCATAGGTGTAACAACCTTTCGCATCCATTGGGCTACATTGTCCATTGACATATCACCCAAATCAACAAGAACGTCATCAAAAGCGATACAGGCGGGATGCTCACCACGAATAGCGGAACCTACCGATGTGGCTTTAATCCACGCGCCATTATTGAACTTTAATTCCCATTTACCACCACGTCTTTCATCAATCATCTTCCGAAGGTCAGGATGGCGCATTAGATCTTCACGGATTTCCTGAAGTCGGTTACTTGCGGTATCTTTACTCGCTGAAAATAACCAAACAGTGTAAGGCTTGTCTCTCCATTTTCTGAATAAGCAGTTATGAGCCAAAATTACTCGTAGTGTTGTAGATTTGCTATGGTCACGAGGCGCAATAATACAGGTTCGGTGGACTTCAGAATCTCCTCTTTGTAGGTAAAGGTCAACCCACTCTTCGATATGGTCGCCCCACGTATAGCCCAACCATTCATAAAAATGTCTTACATCGTTACGAGAGCGTTGGAAGTGGAAGCGGGACATATCAATATCCATGCTATCACCTACGCAAAAGTCCACGGCACTAATTTCTTTTCACCACAAAATGGACAAATACGAGTCTTACAGGTTTTTTCTGCAAGGTATCTTGTGGCCCAACCACAACCTGTGCATTTGGCCGCCTGTCTTTCAAGTGGGTCACTCATTAAGATCACCATTCAAGATTTCAAGTGTTCTAATGCCCTGCCTCAAATCTGAAAACACTTGTATTTCGCGTGTTTTTGGATTTAGGATTGCTAGAGGGCAAGTTGGCCTATCTGATGGGAACCCAATCATTTCTGCAAACTTATCAACTACTTTGTAGGATCCGGGGCGGATAGCCCAACGCTCAATACCGTGTCGTGTAAATGGTGCTACGATTGGCGTATGGTTGTGACAAACTACACCAATGTCAAAATCTGACTCTCCATCCTCCCACATCTTCTTTACTACACGCGCGGGGTCAATTTGCGAGTTTCCTCGACGCTTATGGCGCACCGCAATGAAATATGGTTGCTTTCCAAGGAAAATACGCATATTTAACTCGTCTGTGTGATATAATGTGCCTTTTTGATCCATAATTTCTGCCAATGGGTCAATTCCGGCGTATTTTTTCGTCCATTGGTCGTGATTACCCGCTACAACGGCTAAAATGTCGTTATTGAACATATCGAGGTAGTGTTCCATCAATTTCCATTGCATATCCGGTTTAGTTGTCGCAGAAGCGGCCGGAAATGGCTTATCTGCGGGTAAAAAGTTGTCAATAAAGTCTCCACCCATAACTGCGTAACAATGTGGAGTATTTGCGACTAATTCTGCATCTTCACGCATTCTTTTCATGTCGCAGAACGCACTTCCAATGTGTTGATCTGCGGCGAAGGCAATTCCGATGTAATGTTTGTCATCAAAGTGAATATCAGCCCATCTTGAAGATTCATGGTTGCCTATTGCGCGTGTAGTGCGAAACTCTAACTCATTCCACAAATCACCGACGTTCATTGAGGGTGCTTTGAGATGTGTCACGACAAAATCCTTGTGTGGGGTTCTTGTTACATCTCCGCGCATTCTTGCCTGTGCTATTCTCGACTCCCAACCTTTGTAGGTAATATCAGGTCGTTTTTTATGCAAAGTCCTTGCTAGATCGGCCCATGTTCTGTCCCAATGTTCAGGAATCAGTTTATTTGGTTCATCTTTTTCAATTTTAGGTAATTCTTCGGGATGTTGGGTCTTGAAACGACCAAATACATTTCTCCATGCGTTTGGTTGTCGCTCTCCTGTTCTTTGGAACAATAATCTAGCAAATGCTGAATCATTACCGTCCCATTCGTGGAGAAAGGCCCGCACCACATCAAATGAGGTATCGTCCATCAATATACATGGTTTCGTATTTGCCTTATCAACATTTTGCCCAAATAAGAGAAATACCTATGCAACACTACTATCTTTGGACTAACTGATGGTTGACGGAACGAAAATCGTAGAAGTTTTGGAAGCGGCTTCTAAACCCGATCCTTTTACAGTGTGTTTTGGTGATTTTTGCTACGATGTCCCCGGTTGGGGTTCACCATATTTGTTAGCATTAGGGGTTTTGGAAATAATATGGTGGTTGTTTTTATCGGCATGGGTAGGGAGAAGATTGAAAAGATACGTCTTGCGTCGTAAAGCAAAGAGGGATAGGAATGTCGAGGCAGACAGATCTTATAATGACCCGTATTGACATTGTTAACGACAAAGTTACGGATATGCGCGAGGATTTGCGCCGCCATGAAACAAGACTTGTTCGATTGGAAGATATGAATGCCGATCACGAAGCGGCGACAGAACGCATTTCCTCCCTTGTTGAAATGGTGTCAAAGGACATCAAGGAAATTAAAGAGGGGCCGGTTTATTCCCTTGACAAGTTTATCACCAAACGTGTTGCCCAGATCGTCAGCGCATGGACAGGCGGTGTTGGGGTTTTCCTATTTTTCGCATTCAAGTTTTTTGGCCTCCTGTGATTTTTTTTGAAAAAAAAATTAAAAATCTTGTAAGGGGGTAGCCCACCTATACGTACGCGAGAGGGCCTATTTTTGGCGTTTTTTCGGTTTGTAGTAGTTTGACCCTCTGAAGAGAAAAGCGTTGATTCTAGGGGTATTCTAGGGCCTCTAATGGGCATAATTTCGATGTGCCTATGACCCCCAATTTCAACCCTTGATTTTAGGCCGTTTTTCATCAGTCAAGGTTATACCCTAGCCCTACGTAGTAGGGTTGAGAGGGGTGAAATACAACCCTCATCAGGGCCTTGAATCTAATTCATGGTTGGTACGGTGATTGATAGTCACTTAATCCAATGAGTCAATGAACCCCGTCAAGGGGTGAGGCGAGTCCTTCCCGCCCCTGAAATGGGGACAGTCCACCACACGCAACAACCGAGAACATCAGCGCGTTGAAGTGTGTGGTGCGATGGACGACGACTGATTAGGACGGTTCCCCGTCCCAATGGATGAACCCCTTGAATGAAGTGGATTCAACTCTTGAACTCAATGACTGCCTCGGCATGAATTGGGCGCGATTTAGTGACCTCAACCAATGCTTACGGTTGAGGGTGAATAGGTGGCGAATGGATTTGATGAAGTGGATTCGGTGCGAGCATATTGAACTTAGGTGTAAGTGTGCGATTGAGTGCCTAGGGCAGTAATCAACTAAACCGATTTGTGCCAACGTGTGCAAGTCTGATTCAATTCAAGGTTTGATAGTTGGGAAGCGGACGGGATAGGGCCGTCATCTAGTCAGTCGGCGCAGACTCAACGAGGTGTGGGATAGTAGCCCCACACCTCAATTATTCGATTGTTCGCCGCCATGATAGCGGGGAAGCAATTGGACGATGTAGGGATTGACAACCCTCACACATCAGCGACCTCAACTATGACGCACCTAAGCGGGTGACGAGTTGGGCCGGTGTAATTCATGGGCTTAACGGGGTGATTAGCCACACCCCCTTGAATTGACCGTTATTGGTTGGTTGGCAACGTGCCAACATTACAACCAATCACCTCACCTAGTGGACTCGCTGAATCAATCGTTCAACCGTCCTTCAATCGTCTTACGTTCTCCGGCACTCAATCGGTGCCGGTGCCACTTCGCTATACACCCATTAGTCCGAGGACGTGGGGACAAGTCGAAGCCTCCGCAATTTAGCCCCCCCGAGTGAATAATAACAGGGACAAGGGCGGCCTTCCGGCGCAGATTATCGCGCCTTCGTAGTGGCATAATTCACTGTGGTTCCACCACACCATTGACCTCCTAGCACCCATAAGCCTAGGAGTGACCGACATAATCCTCAAGGGCGTTTTCGGATGCCCTTGGGGATTACACGAACTCACGAATCAGCCTCCCCGTGGCGAGTTTGGATAACCAACCGATGATTCAACAGGTGATAACATGAAACGAATGACCAACCACGCAACCGACCAACGGAAGTACGGTGAATCCGAACTTGACATCGACCCCGACTTGAACACGAAGGCAAGTGCCTATGTGTCAATCCACAAGCGGAGTTATGCGGGCAACGTGCGAAGCCGTCAAGGTGGCTATCGAACACGACGAATTATCAAGTCGTCATCATGGCAACAACTCGCCATGAATCAGGAACACCACCGACAATTGACCGAGCGAGCCGAGAAGCAAGAACGCAAGAAGGCGAGTAAGAACAAGGCACGACGCAACAAGCGAAGGGGGAAGAAATGGTGAACACGACAACCAACCAACCAACCAACCACAACCACACTACCACCCAACCGATGAAGGAGGAATGGAGATGACAGGAAGAGGGGCAATGAACAGAACCAAGAGAGAGTGGAAAGCGAGAAAAAAGCGACAAAAAGAGAAAAAGCGCCAAAAAGAGGTAGAGTGGGAAATCCAAGAAACAGAGAGAACCTGCGACCTCATAGAGAAAATCATCCTACCAGATGGTAGAGAAGCCTCACTATGGTCGCCACCTCGACAGATGGAAAAAATCATTCTTGCAGATGAATACGGTAGAATCCCAAATCTAAACGGAGAGAATTGGTGGGAAGCAACAGAGATTCAAAACGAACGCACGGCACTACGAAGAGAAAATGTAGAGTTGATTGCGGGATTGATGGTATCTTGTATCTTAGACCGACAAACTTTATTGCCAACAGACATCTATGTGGCCTATGCAGATGAAAAGTGCGAACAACCTTTGACAAATGAAATCGACTTCATCCGATACTTCGGGTTCCAAATGCACGGGCCTTGGATGAAAGAGGTGATTGAATGAAATACAAACGAACATTGCGACGAAGACTGCGACACATGGTGGATGACCTACGACGAAAGATCTACGGGTTGCCCCCAGCACCAAAAGAGAACAATCTCACAGTGATCGGGTATATCCGCCCGAATCACCTACAAACATTCCCACAAAAAATGGAAAGTCAAAAGGAGGTGAGAGAAAATGACGACTGAAGCAATAACAAACCCAGCACGACTGCTAACAGATGGTGAAGAATGGGAGAAGCGATTCATGCAAATGTTCGCAGACCGAATAATCCTATGGACACCAACAACAGATCTTTGGGCAGACACAACGATTCGTGAAAAGAACCCCCACTTCTATTGAACTGTGTCAAGACGCGGAGAGGGCGAGTCAATACGTTGGCCCCTCCCGCAATGTCCCAACACAGAGGACACACGAGAGTGATAAAATGGAAAATGGAATGATAATGGTGATTGTCGGCATGTTGTCCGTAGGCTTCGGCTTCGGATGGATGTTGGCTCTACATCAAGAAGTGAGCAAACTGCGATCGCAGTTCAGAGCGGTGTTGGTAGCCCTAGCACCCGCAGAGAACTGTCATCCGCAAACAGTGGAAACGCCTGAAGCCGTAGCAAATGCGCTAAAATACCCGAAACCGTTTTGGTGGTGGGTCAAAGAGCATGGTGCCGCAAAGGTATTGCAACGAATGTGGTCAAACATGAATGCTGAAAACCCTGACAAAGCATGGTGGGACATGTATGAACATGAAATGATGCAAGACTCGGTTCCGGGGAAGATCAAGGAATGGGTGTCGTGGCTCTATATGTTCAAGATGCGACCAAGCCTTGCGGGTTCACAAGACCCGATGTTCATGCCTGACGGCTTTGGGCCTGAACTCATTGACATGGTAAAGTGGGTCGAAGACAACTACCCAAAAACGTGTGCAATCGAAGAGTGTGAAGAAACTGACTTGGTTGCCAACTACGGATGTTGCGAAACTCATGCAGATGAGTATGGCGCATACGAGAGTTGAAACGGCCCCGATTGTGAGTGCAGGGGGGTCAAACCCCCTGCCTCCGACGGGAATGCCGAAAAGGCAAGGAGGGATGCACCAACATGGCTAAGTTGAAGATTGTGCTATCAAATAACCGATGGATATATTGGGAATATGAAGAAGCATGAAAATGCCAATACCCCAGAGCGGGTCGGGAGGCCGTCATTACCTCCCGGCCCCAATTGGGGGCCGCCCCGACTACAAAGTAGCGGGAAAGCGGTAGCGACCGAAAGGTCAAAACTGTTAGGTGGAATCAGACAGTCACCGAATCACACGGTTCGGTGTAGGTTCTATTGCCTCGCAAGAGGAATTACCGAAAACAATCCGGTAGGTGCTTAGGTCGAACGAATGCAAGGGTTCCGATCAAATACGGATCGAGAGTCAATGACAAGACAAACTGCTCAAGCCGCAGACAAACCCCGCATAGCACCACTAGTCAAAGAGACTGCCAGAGTTCGTCAGAGGTTCATTCGATGATGCTGACAGTAATGAGAGCAGATCTGCTACGAGGTAGCAAGACAACGGAAACTGAAAAGTTGAAAGGAAAGGAGGTATTACAGAGTCCGACCGCCCTAGAAAAACAATGAGGCCATTAGTAAAGGGCAAGCCTCGCTCTGACATAGAATTGAACCGACACTGTGTGATGACTGCAAGAGAATTATAGTATCATTGCAGTCAAAATCGCATATCTTGGGATTCATCACCCACGCAATCTTTAGGGATTGGTATGGACTCGGAATTGCTTATGACGGCGCGAGGGCAGAGATGTCAGCGTGAAAAACGAGTAGACGTGCTTGGTGAGCGCATTGGCAACAAGGGACTTCGGTCTGTTGTCACGCTACACCTTGTGCAGAACCTCGCCAGAGGAAGGACATAGTATGCGTCACACAATCCGCAGAATATCGCGGGCGTCAAAATGGATTAACAACCCATGTGTGTAGATGAAACGTGTAAACAGGAGGAATCGTTATGAACTTCAACAAGATTTTCATGGCTTTCGTATTTGTTGCAATGCTTTCGGGCGGAGTAACAGATGCTACTGAAACACACTTCGGTGCAGACCACGTTGTCAGCATCGAGGAGACTGTCTTTGACAGTGAAATGAACGACGACATTGCCTACAAGTTACTGCCCAGCAGTAGTAGTGCAAGCCGACGCGCAAACCGTCGAGCAACTAGCCTTCACCGGCAAAGACTCGACAAGAAGCGCTCTCGGTGGTCAACCCTGTCCTTCAAGGACAAATGGGAACGTGTGACACAGGCGGTGCGCGATAAAATTACCCTATCGCACATCAAACACCTGCGTTCACTCGCGGTAAAGGCCAAGCGCCAAAACCGCATCCTACAGGGTGGGTTGACCCGCATTGCAGTCATCGGTGCAATTGGAGGGGCAACTCTCCTCTTAGGGTCTTTCACGGACCTGACCGTACAGATGCTACTTTCTACCATCGGCTTCGGTTTGGTGGTTGGTGCAGTCAGAGATGGTTCTGAATATGTCGAGATCCGCAAGGGTCTTGTGGCAGACAAGGAACAAGTCACTGACATCGCGGCAGAACAGGCAAAGGTGGACAAGGTTCGCAACTTCAAAGCGGCTAAGTTTGCTAAGAATGTTGAGAATGTAATGACGCAGTTGAATGCGGCCAAAGCACAGACGATGGCCGCTAAGATTGCGCTTCAGGATGCAGAGAATCGCCTCCAACATTCAGACGAAAGTCGTCGCCCTTCAGGTAAAACGATGCTTGCTCTTCACGAGCGCATCGAAACTGCTCAGAAGAACGAGCAGAAACTTGTGGGCGAAATCAACATGCTTCTCGATACGTCAACGGCGGTCGAGGCTATGTCGAAGGTGAAGGCGGATTCATACCAAAAGGTCACTGATTTATTCGTCACAAACCCTACGAAGCAAACATGCTCGTTTGAGATTGAATGCAAGTTCCCCAATGACGGCGCAATGAGTTATTCAGCAACAATGGAAAGTATAGTTCTGCACATCAAGAGCGGCTTCCGTGCTGAAGGGATTTCTCAAAACGCCTATTCGGGTGATTACTCCGCAACCGACCAAAGTGCAATCGTGGTGAGCGTAGACAGTAGTTTAGATTCTGTCGTGGACTCGGATCCCTCGCACGATGAAATGCACATGGAAGAAAACGGATATGTGTTCTGTGTTGAGATCAAGACCCCTGTATGGACGATTGAGAGAGCGACAAAGCGTATTCCCATTCTGATGGATGCGCTGAAATCGTTCCGAATCCCCGGTGGAACGGCTGGCCCTGAAGAGGGTGGGCGCGGATTCATTGACATTCAGTGCGGTCAACACATCCACTTCGGCATTACAAAGTACGGACATCAGGGTGACATGCGACGGTTCATCAGTCGCATCGAAAACAAGTTCTACAATGGCGAAGACCTAAACGCAGATGAAACATTCTGGGTCAATTGGATGAACGCCATTGTTTGTAATTACGCAGGTATGCAAGAGCAAATTGACATGCTCATGCACTACTCTCGTCGTTCAGGAAACTGTTACTACAGTAACCCCGTTGGAAACTACGCACGTAGAATTGAGCAGTCATACGCTCTGTCCAAGTTGGCAGGTGCGATGCAGATTGACTTCGCCATCAATGAAGATGGTGAGATTGATTCGCAAGTCTGGAAAGACATGTGGCTGGATTTCATCAACTGCTACTGTGCGCATGGGCGAGACCACTACCTCCCTTCCTACACGCAGACATGGGAAGAATGGGATCCCGAAGATCAAGATGTCCCTGATGTCCTATATCGTGCGCTGAACGAAGCAAAACACGGCGCGGCGCGACACTTAATTGATATGATTGCGTCAGAGCGTGGTGCAGGTGACGGTGGCTCATACCCTAACGTCAACATGGGTGCAATAACCAAACACGGCACTGTCGAGTTCCGCCAACAAGGTGGGTTGCTCAATTCAGATGCAATGTTGGCATGGCTTTACTTCTTGCATAGCCTTGTTGCACTCTCGATGGGCGGAATGCGATTCAATTTGAAGCCCGGCCAAGACCGGGATGAACAAATCGCAACACTTGTGGAGATGAGTCATCACTCTGTGGTACGAAGTCGTGCGTCAACTGCGAAAGCAGATGACTTGTTCCAGCACCTCGGATTGGTCGAAGATGGAGTAATCCCTCCCGGCTGGTCTGACTTCATCAGAAACAGTAATCCTCTGATGAGTGACCACAACAAACACCGTGATTTCAAAGCGGTTGCGTTGGGTGCTGGCGTGGTTTCGCTGATTGCCACACTGTCCCCCTTAATGCTCTTAGTGAGCGCAGTTGTCTTACTGATAAACTGTGGGATTGGTGGTTTGGTCAAGATGTATCGCAACAAGAACCTCACTCGTCGTGAGGCATTCGGTCTGCGAAAGATTCTGACCAGCGAACTAGGCAGTCGTGGAAAGCAATCCATCGGGGTAGCAATGTTTGATGAGGGCCGTGGCCGAGTTCGCAAAGCCGCTCGCCCTCGTGACGAATCTGATTCGGGTTGGACAAAGACTCGTAGTAGTTGGGGAACCGGCTATGCAACAGGTTGGTCACGCTACGAAAGTGGCTCAGACATGCCTACTGTGGCAGGGCCTCTGCTAGTTGAAGCATTGGCTGGTTCACGGGATCACAGAGATTACACGGCAGACGCATGGATGGTACATACCCGCTATGCGACAAACGGTGCAATCAACGAGCGTAACGCACATCCCATGCGAGCAGACAACATCACACTGATGCACAATGGAGTGGTAGAAGACCGCCACCTTCGCAAGTTCGGTGAAGATGAAGGCTGGTGGGATGGCGACACACGATTGGCGAAAGACTTCGTTGGTAATGAAACAGACACCTTCGCAATTGCGGCGGCGTTGAATTATGCCGAGAAATCTGACAACGATGGTGTTCATCTGATGTCTCAAATGGTCGACGGCTCAATGCGTATTGCATGGGTTGACGAGCGTGAGAAATTGGCTGACAACATCAGTCCTCGCATCCACCTATGGTCAAACACCCAAGACCTATGGTTTGGCGAGACAGTCAATGGCAATGTCGTGTGGGCGTCAGAAAAGGGTATCTTGTTGGATGCCTTTGGTGATTACTATACTGAAGAGGACGGACGTGGTAAGAGTCATCATGGCTCATGCCTCAAATCCAACTCGGTGTTCCCCGCTCAAATTGGGGCGCACTATGTGATTGACTACGACTTCGGTCTAATCAATCTCGGTCAGTGTGGTGTCATTGCCAAGCATGACGCAGATGCGTGGAAGAAGGGTAAGAGCAACAAGACCAAGAAGACTGCCTCCCAGAACACCAAGGGAGAAGTCATGGTCACTGAGACAAAGGGCGGGGTAACAACCATCAAACCCCTGTCCCAAGTCGAGGCTTGTTCGTCACCCGCCAAGGACTGTGGCCCCTGTGAAGATGTCGAGCAGAAGTGGATTGATGAAGATTCCACTGACGCTGGCGTCTATGTGTGGGACATGGACACTCAAACCTTGCAGAAGGAACCTGTCTGCCCTTGCGGGCTTCAGGAGAGTGCCTGTGTCACTAACTGCCCTGCACTGTTGGAAACGGCAGATGCAGATGCACAGGCGTTCATGGACTTGGGTCTCGCAGAGGCCGCCGTTGACTTCGGTGATGAAGATTGGGACTGTGTAGATTGCCTCGCAGGTGACTGCGTGTGCGATAATAGCATCGTTCAACAGGTAGTTGCCGCAGAGGTGGCCGACGACGAGGCAGACATGGAACAGAACTTCCTAGAGTGGGTCACAGACAACGTGAATGAAGTAGATTACTCCGCCCTCAGCCCTGATGAGCGAGCAATCTACAACGCCTTCATGGAAAACGAAACCCATTCAGGTTGAGTAATCTCTGAAACGGAACACAAGATAACACACACATCCCTCAAGGGCGAGAAATTGCCCTTGGGGGTTGTCCGTGCTGGGGAGGGGTCAAACCCTCCTCGGCACACCTTCATAAATCCCCGATTGAGGGGAGTGAAAGGTGAATGGAAATGAGTGGAAGCATAGACCCTACTCGATTCTGGGCGGTAAAACGCTTGGAAGAGGAGGTGACAAAGCAACTGAACAACCGAGGTTGGTATGCAACCCTTCGATATTTCAAGAAATTGGGATTTGACGAGGGTGGCAACCGACTTGTGGTGGACTTCATCACGGCGGCCCGATGTATCGAAATCGAAACAAAGGCCGGACGGGAACTTTCAGATGAGGATTGGGTGCAGACCTGCATAGATCTTCAGAGAGAAGCCCGCGCTTATCTGCTTAGTGCGTAAGCAGAAATACCGGCATTAACGGCAGAGGGGGTTCCGATCCCCTCTGTCGGCCATCATTCTCATCGGTTTAGAGAGTGGGCGTGTCCCGCTCTCGGCCACAGTGAATAGAACGACCCCATTGAACCCCCCTAAGTCCACAGGACGTAAAGCATGAGTCGGAAGGTATGTCGCGCCTCCATAAAAATGTTATATTTCACACTCAAAATATCACAAAAAAAAAAGAAAGAAAAAACAAAGAAAAAATAACAAACAAAAAAGTTACAAAAGATCTTCAAAAAATTACAAACAAAAAGTAAAGAAAAACCAAAGAAAAATTACACAAGAGATTCCTCGATAATCACGACCAGAGATTCTTCAGAGATTCCAGATGCCCGACTGTGCAACTCGACACCGATTCTCAAAAGTCTGCCTGTGAATCGGCGCTTGCCATCGACTCGACCACGCGCAGAATCCACGAACGCATCGAACGATGAGCGGTCAGCACCAACTCGCAAATCACGCATGATTCGGATTCCGAGGGGTTCAAATCTCTGATTGACGAGCAAGGCACGAACGCCACCTGTGGGTAGCACCTGCAATCCCTCGCGTCCACGCTGAAGGTGACGAATCACCTCGTCGTTGAATCGAGTATCGGTCAGGTCGATGTAGGGCATCCTGTCCCACCATATTCCCCATCGTCGGCATCGTGCGTATAGTCGGTTGCGTGTTCTCGCGTCCATAATGGTGTATGGGGGTTACGACCTTATAAGGATGTCGATTTCGTTGAAATCGGGCTGGTGGCAAGATCTTTGTCCAGATCTTTTGGTCAAAATCAGGCCAAATCAACAGGTTTATATGGTCGAAGCCCCTATACACATGGGCGGGTATTATAACCCGTCCCAATTATAGTCGGCGTAATGGGGTTTGACATGGGGGTGCTACCATATATACTTGTCGCCTCCCTGAACACCCTAATCGAAAGATCTCCAAGAACGGGCAACTGCGGCGGTGTAGTTTTTACACCGTGTAGAAACAGGCTCGCAGTCATGCGTTTTGGGGATTTTTGGGGTGCATTCTGCTTCCCATCTAGCCTCGGCGCGAAAGGTGATTGAGCAATCCCCAAATCGTGAAACTGCGCGGCCACAAAAATGAGGGGTCGTGTGAGAGGGTAGGGTTTTTCGTGGTTTTATTGGTGCATTAGGTGTAGAATGTGAACCACCCCTTGAAATAACACCAAGTGTATTTTTTACACCACTTTCTGCTGATTCGACCGCTCTACGCGAGAGGACAGAATGTTATTTTTGCGAGATCTTTTCGCACACAGAAGCCTTTATATCCTATGACCCCTATACGAAATTAGGCGCGGAGGGACGCGCCGGAATGTGATAATATGGTATCGAACAGAATGAAGCAGGTCATCGTGCGAACGATTGCTACTCTTCGACCCAACGTGTTCTACACGGCGGGTGACGTGATTCATCACGCGAAGAAGATAGACACACGCGCGAGTAACCTGCATGGAAATGCAGTATCGCGCTACATGGTAGCGTTGAGAAATGAAGGATTGGTGGAGATGCACCGAGTTGGCGTTGAAGATGACGCCGGTAAGACCACGCATCAGCGAACATGGACGGTGGTTGAATGATAGAAATTAAGGATTTTGATAAGGAATTGATGTGTTGTGGCAAGCGATTGGAATTGATGCGCTACGCTGGCATTTGGGCATTGGGTTGTTACGATTGCCGAGTTTGGAGAAAGCATAATGGTCAAGACACGCCTATATTCATCATTAGCGACATATACGAAATAGGGAGTAATTGAGATGTATCAAATGTCAACGATTTCATACGACGCAAGATGGCGTAAGTCATCACGCAGATGGTGTGATTGCGGAACGGTTGTCCGATTTCCCGATTATTGGTGTATCGGATGCGAAAAAGAGGTGATTGAAAATGAAGAATAAGAATGTAGTAATTAGGATGCCCGAATGGGCTTGGGAGTTGATGACAGAAACGCTCTGGATGGATTCAGAGTCAGGAATGTTCGATTGTGATTTGCGCGAAGATTTGAAAACCGCGCTTGAAACTTACGAATACTTGTATGAGGAGGATGTTGAAGATGAGTATTGAATTGACATTGGAAGGTGTGAAAGATGCGATTGAACGGCATCTGAAAGAGCATGGATATGAAATGCAGAAAATGGAAGAAGAGTCAATGGTAGATTTCTCAAAAGTTGGGATAACAAGCCTGTTCAATGTGTTTGGTGATGACGAATTGATTCTGTATGGAATCTTGCCTTTGATTTGCGAATTGACAGGTCAAGACCATCCCGATTCTGATGAGGAAAGACGATTGTCGGGGTGGCTTGGATGAGTAGCGTAGAGTGTTGTGGCTCATATTCGATGAATTGGACGAAGATCTTTTTGACAGATGACGATACGGACTTCGTGCGATTCCTTGAGTGCTATTCGTGTGGCGACAGGAGTGCCAACGGAGTAATGACCGATAGCAAAGAATCCTTCGTGTATCTTGCACACAAAGACCACCCCATCGAAATGCGTGGAGATGCGGGCGAAAGAGTCAAGGTATCAGGATTCGTTGAAATGACCGACAAAGAAATCATAGAGTGGGGATTGAACAGAGTTGCCTCGCTATGGAGAGAGCATTTAGCAGAAGAACATGGTGTGGTAGTCCCCGAAGAAATTAGAAGGGACAGAGTTCATTGGCGTGAATATCGGGAGGCACTCGATCAAAATTGTCAAAATGAAAATCAGCCTATTCCTGAAAGACCTGAAGCCTATGCGCCTCTAACATTTGATGAGGCATTGGATATTTGCATGAATGGTGGGTGTGTTTGGGCTATGGATTATTCGGATGATGGGGATTGCCCCGATTACCCTGTCGAATGCCCCGATGAGTGTGCTGACATTGAAGGGGATAATCTCGGTGAGCGCGTAACATGGTTGGAAGATGCACGGCATCCCGACACCGTTGAATGGGACAGGACTCATTGGCGAGAATTGAACAGTTTAGAAGCGGCATGGGTTAGACTTCAGCGTGGTATCGCAGTTATAGCACCCACCGAAGGAGAGTGGGAACTATGAGATCTTCCGGCATGTTTATAGGGTCTGAAAATGAGGTGTTAGCATGAGCGATTTTAGTTGGCGACATGAGAGGCGACGGTGGTTCCAACGTGACCACCCTACGCAGAGAAGAGGAGTAGAGCATTATCACGAAGAGTATGGTTATCGGATTCAGCACCGAGGACATAGAGCCTCGCATACATGGTATGTGGTGTTCAATGAACATGGAGAGTTTGTTCTTGACCCCACCCACTCAAGATTTTGGGTAATGGATTTGGAAGATGTGCAATTCACATTGTCAAAACGAGAATGGGATTTGATGATGAGCGAAATGGAAAATGATGTGCCTACGGTGGAACATGAATATGATAGTGATGCTGTTACCCTAAGTTTTGAAGAGTTTATGAGTAATCTACCTCACTTCATACGGGGGCAGAATAATGAAGATGAGGTATGGTATGAACGAAGTTTGGGGGATGAAGAATGACCGCATATATGCAACCTTCGCAGACCGTTGAATGGTCAACACCTCAAGAGTTTGTGGATGGATTGAGTGAAATCTACGGCCCCTTCACGCTCGACGTGGCGGCATCCGATTGGAACCACAAATGCGAAGAATACTTCACCATGAAAGAGGATGGACTTCAGCAAGATTGGAAAGCCGACAATGTTTGGTGCAACCCTCCCTACGGACATTCCGTAGGCGCGTGGGTTCACAAAGCGAGCAAAGAGTTGGCCGCAGGTAACTGCAAGCGCGTGGTTATGTTGCTCAAATCGACTACCGATGTTCGGTGGTTCCATGATGTAGCATATCCCAAAGCAACCACGATTGGATTCGTCAAAGGTCGATTGACTTTCGGTGGTCGAGGCCCTGCGCCTTTCGCCTCCGTGATTTTGGTTTTCGATAACGAGAGAGGCGACCAACCTTCGTGCGTCCAAGTGGACAGGCAAGGCAAGGTGATTTCGTGATTTGGTTTTGGGTTATGCTTTTGAAAGCACTATTTGGAGAGGTTAAGATTGATTGAAGAATTACGAGTAGCGAGATGTTGGGATTGTAACGTCACCATGCGTGAGCGTTACGCCCACTCTCTCGACAATAAATGTCCCACCTGTGGATCAACGAAGATCTTCGGGTTTTCAGTTTGGGTGGTCACACGAGGTGGGCATACGACAGGTTTATAGGGTCGTAAATAGAGGAGATATTATGGAAAAAGATAAGCAAATGATTAGACACGCACTGTATGACATTCACGAATACGCAGATTTGATTCGTGGGAGAATGCAAGCGTTAGATGTTCAGTCAGAAACACTAAGATATGTGAATGAGTTATCACAATTGATTTTGAAGAGAGTAGAACAAATAAAGGAGGAGATAGAATGAGTAGAATGGAACAAGGAGATTATGACGATTGGCGAGGTCGTGACGACTATGATGAGAAACTCCACAAGTGTTGGAGTTGTGATACATGGTTCGATATTGGTTACGATTTCGTATGGGTCACAAAGTTAGACGATTACGTGTGCGAGTCGTGCGCGTATGAGTATGAATTAGATGAGGAAGGTGATGATGAATGAGTAAGAGGCTTGCGAAACACTCGTTGACATTTTTGCGCGAACTCATCGAGCATGAGCGCAGAACATTTGGTGATTACGACCACCTGTATTTCGGGGTCAAAGATCTCGTAGCATATTTGGAAGGTGAATTGGAATGTTAGAAATTGGAGGTAATTGAGATGGAAGAAGAAGAATTGATTTGGCAGATGAGCAGGATTTACTCAACTATTGAGAGTTTGGTAGAGAAAGGATTGATTGAGTTTGAAGAAGTATGCGGCAGACCTGCCGTGAGAATCACAATCGAAAATCTGCAATATCTTGAGTTGCTCAAAGATGGTAAAGCGTATTTGATGCTTGAGGATGATAGTACATGGGTCTGGGATGGATTCATTATGGAGGGATGAAAATGTGCGAGGAAGAGAAGAGTGAATGGCGTTGGCAAGGTAAAGAAACGTGGAAGGTATCTTCTACTGACCGAATCGTGCATCACTATGGTCGAGACATCAGAAATGTTCGGGCGTCGTTTTGGCGAGCGTATAGATTCGCCCGCTACCACAACGCACCCATACTGCGTTCGTTGTATATCGCATGGGGGTTGAGAAATGAGTGAACGGCTTCAACCTTGGCAAGATTTGTGCTACTACTGTGAGAGCGGGGATCTTTTGACACTTGAAAATTATGATATTGATTTGACCGATGGGACAATCGAGATTGACGGTGATGCCCTCACAATCACAATGGACGAAAGAATAGAGTGTGATGTGTGCGGCCGATCGAAAGAGGTCATCGTGTATGCGCGAATCCACACATGGGAGGTGCATGACGAATGAAGATTTACTACATGATTTACTCATACGAATTGATACCCGAAGTGTATCTTTTCAGTCAGAAAGAGGACTTAATGCACGAGTGGATTGATGCTTGCTTGAAAGATGGCAAATATACTTCCGATGAAGCGGCAAAGAGTTTCAAGGACGGATGGGCCGAATGGCACGACGTTGAATTGAGGTGGGGTGTAGAAAATGTATGAGATCTGCACCCTCCGACACGTTTATAGGGTCGAAAAACTAGGATATAATAACCGAGAGGTGAAAAAATGAGCAAAAATGGAACAGAAATTAGGGCGTTCACGCGCCAAATAGCAGAAGAAGGGAGAGTCGAGTATTCAATCGGCCAATGGTATCACGCAGAGAAGGAGTTGCAGAAATTAGGGCGACATTACCCTAACAACGAACGACTACAACCTGAAGGTTACGATAGGACACAGAACACATTCTCGGTTGTTAACCCCAAAACAGGTGAGTTTGAGATGACACTTCAGGAATACCTGAATGCACAGGCCGAGAGGACTGTTCAGTGGTCGTCACACTATGACCGAGAAACAGGTAAATACACGTATTGGGATAAGCACAATGGATGGTCTAAAGCATTGACTCATGTTCTAAGCCTTCGCCAATCTATTGCGATTGTTGTTGCTTGCCGTGAGGCATACCCCTTCGTGAATTGGCTAACACTTTCGTCAAAGCCCCACACACGCGGTCAGCGCAGATATGCCGCCGCTAAGGAGAAGTGGGACAATCAACAGTGGTCAGGTGTCGCATACTACAAGCGCACACAACAGATTGCGGTTGGTGGCCTAAACAGTAAGGTGTATGATTCATGGCTCAACGATGAGCATTGGGCTTTGCTTCAAGGGGCCGCAGATTCGACAAATCTCGATGTATTACAGGAGAGAGTGAAGAAACAAACAGAGCAATTGAATCGTTATGAGGAGAAGATTGCCAAGGTTGAGGCCAATTTCAACGACGAAAAGTGGCTTGCCGAGTTTATCGCCAAAGAGAAGAAAAACCGAATAAGTTACGACATTTCATCACGCGATGACTATGCACAACGGATCGAGGCCAATAATGCAAATATCGAACAGATTTTGGAAAATGGTTTGGTCGAAGAAAATGATGTCATCATTGGTATCATGGGTGGCCTTGTAGAATTGCGCCCCCTAATCAACCCTAAACCTGAAGAGGAGATTGTCGCTTGAGGAGGATGAGATATGAGTAAGAAGAAACGTAAGGTGCAGAAGCGCACTGATAATTTCAAGAAGGCTAAGAGGAAAAAGACTGTGGAGGTGATTGATGGAGTGGAGACTGATGTAATCACCTACAATCAGTATGACGACTTCGTTGAAGATCTTCACCAATCAGCCCGCAAGAAGGATTCAGAATGCGACGTTCACATCTACCTTCAACGTAAGAAGAAGGGACAGTGGGATGTGTCGGAAGTGTGGGATGGTATTCACACCGGAAGGCACGTCGCAGGTGTCAAATCGTGGAAGGCCGCATACTACTTCGCAAATGCGTGGGCGCAAGACATTTGTCAATCACAGTGGATCGACTTTGTTCAGATTGTGCCTCCCGCATGGTTGGCTATCAAAAACAAGTGGCTACGCACGACTATGGATGACATCTATGTTGTCACGAGCGACAGTGATTTGATGTTGAAATATGCCGAAGCAAAACATGGAAGCGCAAAAAAGCGACTCACTGTGGCCGAAGTAACCCGATTGATGAAGAAGAAGGACCGACAGGAAGATCTTGGATTCTTGAATGGGGCGAGGATAATTCACGGTGAGAAAGTGCGAACAAACAAGAATTGGCCCCAAATCGGAAAGAAGGCTAGGGCCAAAGGAAAACAGACAAAGTGGTTCATTAACCAAAGTGTCGAGGAGGTATTATTCTGACCAATAAATGTGTCTCAATAACCTTTATGTGAATCAAAAACAGAAGGATAGATATGGGACGAATGGTGACAGAAATGGTATGGAAAATAGACGAGTGGCGAACCTACTTCGATGAGAATTGGGAAGCAATCACAGGTTATGTGTTTGCAGGTGTCTCAATTCTCATGGGGGTAGTGTTCATACTCTTGAGTATAGAATAGGAGAAATAAATATGGAAATGTATGGAGAAGATGGTTCAGTCGAAATCGGTTCAACGGTTTTGCTGGACTTCAAAGAAAATGAAACGTTGATCGAAATGGGTGTCAGTAAGTTTTTGAGGCGACTTTACCCTACGTGTCACGCACGTAAGTTGGTTGTTTGGAGAATTAACAAATCAGTATCAGCAATTTGGTCGATGACAGGTAGTATGGCTTACCCCGCCAATGAAAATGCTTACCGAGTGATGATAGAACAGGCTCACGCCACTAACGCGCAAGCCCCTCCTCCCATCCCTTGTGGCGCAGTCATGTTGATTAACAACGTAGAGCGGGCTATTGTCGAAGAACAAGCCTACAAGGTGATAAAACACGCAGTTGGTGATTTATTGACAGGTCGTTCAGGATTAGATATTGCTATGCTTGATATGGGGGCTATTCAATGAATATAAACCCTACACATGAAAATTGCCGAAAAAAAATCGGGCAGGTGGTAGCATGATTAAGAAGCGAAAGTGGTCTAAGAGATCTCTCAACGAGTCAGATTTTGAGCGAATGCTTGAGATGTTATGGAAAGAACAAGTTGTGCCTGAATGGGATGAGGTAAAGGATGCAATTAGATGGTGGTATGACCCTTACGAAGACCACGGTATTACCTATGAATTGACCAACAAATCTGTTCGGATGCGATTGGGTATGAGTGTCAGTCAATGGGACAGGTTCATGTATTACATTCTATCAGGAGGTGCTATGCTTGAGTGAAGATAGTAGTGCCGCAGGTATCATCAACGACGTGTTGTATGCGTTTGTCAAGGGGTGGATAAAGCCCGCAAATCTTGACGAGTGTAACATATTGGTGGATCGAATGCAACAATTCATGGATGAGTATATGTCAGTGGATGAAGATGAGCGTTGGGAGAACCCCGATTGGATTTACTACGAAGAGAAGGTGTTCTGAATGGGGACTCACGGTAAAATGAACCGGCCCCGTATCGAGAAGGCCATTGAGTTTGGTATTCTCGACTATTGGATTTCAGCAAAGGATGTGGCGTGGGCAATCAACAATGAATACACGGTTGCTGACGACAAACACTTTGACAAGAGGACAGGTAAGACACACTACCGAAAGCGAGGTCGCAAAAATGTATGGATGACCACTATGATGGCCGCACGTATTTTGACCGAGTTTGTGAATAGCGGTTTGTTAGAATGCAAACGCCAATATGCTGGTTCTGTGAGCCTTTATCGTAAGGTTGATAAGTCAGCAGAACACGTAAATATGGAGGAAAAAGTATGAGACAGAAAAAGTTGAAGCGAGCAGTTGCTCACATATTGAAAGACAGTAAAGAGCAAGGAGAATTAGGGCTTACAGTGGGTCAAATCCGTGACCGCCTAATGAACGGTGGATTCAAACACCTACCTTCGGGTAGGCAATTGGGTGGCATCCTCAAAGGGACTGATGGATTTTACGCAAGCGATAAGATCTGCTTCTACGACAAGGACTTGAACGGTTCAGTCACCTTGAATCTATGGACTATTGATTGGATGGAGGCTCAAACATGGATGTGAAAGTGTCAAACCATGAAGGGTTCAGGAAGAAGGTAGCCAATGTTGCCGCACGAGTTGTGAACCTGTTGAATCTGAAGAACGCGCAGTATGGAGACAGTGTGTTTCAACCTGTGCGTATCTTCAGTAAAGCAGACTCGCAACAGGGACTACGCGTTCGTATTGATGACAAACTCTCGCGCCTTGCGCGGGGTAACGACTCGATCGAAAGTGACATTGACATCGTGGAAGATTTAATCGGCTATCTGATTCTGCTTCGCATCAGTATGGATGAGGTGGAAGAGTGACCGAAGAAATGTGCCATGTTTGTGGCGAAAACATTCCCGATAGAGTTAGGTGTGTGCCTTGCTTTGGGCCTTTGGTGGGTCAAGAACACATGTATGACGAGAACGGAAAGAAGGTGGTCCCTTGACTGTGCAAATATCAAAGAATAAACTCAAGGTGGTGGAGATCTACCCCTACACGCGCAGTAGTATCAAAGGGGTTCGCGCCGTTCTGAAGCAACCCTCAATCGTGTTCAAGCATGGTTCAGATACTTACTACATGACAGGGAAGCGATTGCTATGGTCATTCTATGACAGGGTGATTGGCCCCGACTACTCACGCAAAGACATACTCGATGCCCTCTACTGTGGCCCCCTTGAGGATTTCAAGGAAGGGTTGCAGAGTGAGATTCAGAAAATGAAAGACGAGGACATTGTGTTTCACTTCTGTAACAGGGAAGAGTTTCAAAATGAATACGGAATCAACCCTATGTCTGATGCTTCACATACTGTAAACGAAGGCATTGTGAAATCTGTATCAGTCCCTTCCGAAGAGGAGTTACTGCTTCACGTTCTGAATACTATGAAGGACTACGATGTCCCCATGAATTACGATGGGGTATCAGGTAAGGTAAACCATAGTCAACGGATCACGGCTACTGTTCACGAGTTTAGTGAAAAGAAGCATGAAGGTGTGTTGATGCGTATGAGAATTGTAATCAACGAGAAAGGAACCGCTACTATCGAAGCGTGGACTGAAGGTGATGGTTGGGAGGCTTCGCCTTTCGATTCGGTCGGTAGACTCATGGAGTTTGACCCTCGATTCCTCGGCCCTGCGCTCAAACGCTATTACGTTTCACTAAGTGACCTAAGTGCTATGTGTTGTAAGAGCATAAAGGTTCTACAAGCGTCATGGTTACGACAAGAAGAGAAAATGAAAGTGAAGGAAAAGTATGGTGACAAGATAGAGAAGAATGCACTGATGTTCTATCGACTACAAGTGGCCCGCGAGTCAGAGGCGGTCTAATTGTTTTTATTGTTTCGCAATTCTCCTGAAAGAATAAAGGGGGCGCAGTAATGCGGTTTTCATGTAATCTTTTATTGCTCTATGGGGGATTTAACAGAATGGCGGAATATATTTCCGGTAATAGTAAAGTTAATACCCTAATAACGAAAAGAAAGAATAGTGAGAACGATGGCACAGTCACTCGATTATTTGTTTTGGAGTCCGACAGAAAGAATAGAAAGAATAGTTTTGGGGTGGTCGCATGAGTAAAAGACGAGGTGGTATATGCACTCTCGGTTGTTGCCCTAATGGTCGCTACTCTTCGCGCACACATAAGTCTGAAAGAATCTTTTTGGGTGATGCGACAGACAAGCCCTACGCGGGACTACTACCTAACTTGACACGTAAGACAGGTATGCAAGATCTTTCCTACTACTACATACAGGTTCGTGGGCCTACAAACTCTGCGGTCTTGTATTCGTGGTTGAAGAGTGTGGCGGAAGAGTATAACAGAAAGGGATTTGAACCTAAGTCGATCCAACAGTTATCACAAATCTTAACCCGCTCTCCCCTGTTCAATAAGATTGGCAAGGAATCACAATGGGCTGAAAGCGTTCAAAATTACACATACGAATATCCCCTATGGGATATACATGATGTAAATGAGGTGGCACAAAGAATCGTTAGCAAGACTCACAGAATATCAAGCAAGCGATACGCCGCTATCTTACAGAAGGCTATCAAAGAATTGGAGGGGACGGCTTGAAGAACCTACAATTACGTGATTCTGACCTGTTTGTCGAAACGCACGATAACATTACGCACAAGCGAGTGGTCGTGGCAATTGAGGGCGAACATGGATGTGCGCCCCTTGTGGCTTTATCCGGCTTTGTAGGCGAGAGAAAGCCTGTTGCATACTTCGTGTCGCGTTTCATGCGGCATGATAGTATCAACACATTGCCCGAACCCGAACCTATGGGTTGGCCGATTTATTCAGTCAACAACACTTACGTTGTTTTGATGCGTCAAATCCACACACCCGAAAGTTTGGGTATGCACAGTCAAACCATGTGGACATACTACTACCCTGTGTTCAGAGATCTTGCAGAAGCAATCCGTCACATGGGTTCAACAGAATTGGAAATGTTGAATGTAACATACACGCACGAAGTAATTCCTGATGATATGTTCCAACAACTACCAAACGATTCTGTCAATACATACGATATGAACGAGCGACCCGAAGAAGGACAAAGTGTATTCCTACACGCGCCCGCATGGATGCTGACTTCCATTTTTACTAAACTCAAGAAGAGTAACAAGGCATGGATAACTTCGATCGGTTGGGATGCTGATGGTTTCATTGATGAAGTGGCAACTCAAACTCTCATTGATTATTTGGGTGAGAAATATGATTGGGACTTTGATTCTAAATCTGCCGACAAGGTAAGAGAAGGGATTGTTGAAGCCGAAGAGTATGAACAGGAATTGTTGCGCAATGCTTTTAACGTAAATACTACCAAGAAAAATCCCGACGGGGTGATGTTTGGATGAAGGATGTAGAAGATATTTTCGATGCGGTGCAGAGTTATGCAGACGGTAACAACTATATTGATGTTGCAGACAAACTACCTGTGTTCATCTGCTCGATAGGTGCGCACTTGTTCAATACAGTGAACAGATGTGCCACCTGTCCCTACCGCCCTGACGAGGAGAATGAGGGTGCATACGCAATCTTCGATTGTCCTATGCGCCACGACAACCACCCTATCTACACACCCATGAGTCACGTTGCTGACACTCGACTGCACCTTCTAATGCGTGGTGCTAAGGG